TTCAAGTACATAACAGATTCAGCAGATATTGATGCCAATACAGAGTGGAAACACACAGTCTCACTAGGAGAAAAGCATTATATCAACAAACTCAAAGAGTTATCTATACGTTAAAGACTTGCAAGCAAGTCTATTGATTTCACTTCGTTCATCAATCTTTTGTATCTGCTTGTGTATTAACACAGTTAACTGAATCAAGTATTATCTAGATCATGCAGTCACAATTCACCGTATCACGGTGAAAAGTTTCTGTTTACATTATCTGAGTGACAGCAGTCTCTATTTTGCTGAGATTTGTATTTTGTTTTGTTATTAGTTTTATACACAGCGGAGGCGGTTGACCGGTACCCCCTACTCTAGCTTCACATATCAACGGAACCCTAGTAATTCGGTATAGATCCAAATCCTACGAGCATGGGGTGTATCTTTTTCACAGAGCCCAAATCATTTGTTGCCTTAAGTTAGCAATTGTCTTTGACGCCCAAGTCCAGACCGGGTATTGCACCGTTCTTCAATGGGGTTGAGCCATAACGCCCAACACAGTGTCGTGATTGTTGCCTAGATGAGAATTTGAAGTTTGTTTTTGATGTGACCACCGTGTACCCTTACACTGATTTGTCCATTGTAATAATCGTCTGATTCCAATACTTTTCTATCAAACTGTTCTCGGGCTTCGATGTATGAACATGATGCCTTTGAACTGCAATAGTAGAGTATTTGTCTGGAGAAGTTTTTGGTGCCTAGTTTTGAGATATCTGCGGTGAGTTCAACACTTGAACCCCAATACTCACGCCAGTCGCTGTCGACCTTGGTTCGTATGCGCTTTTTCTTCTTGATGCCATTTTTTTGCGTTACTGTTTTGACTGTTGTTTTAGCGAATTTTGCTAATTTTTTGCCTATGTACTTGCGTCCAGAAAGATTATTAGTGATTAAATAAACAAAACCAACACATTCCTCGGGTAAAATCTCGACTAAATTGTTTTGATAATACCAGGTCATGTGTTATTCTTGTGAAGTTACCTTTGTGTTATAGTTATGATACTTACCAGGAAGTGGCATAATTTTCGTCAACCAGTGAGCTCTTGCATTTGGTTTTGCATTCTTGCCAACGAAATGTTTGTAGCTCAGTAATCTATCAGAAACTTCTTGCCGTGAGCACCAAGGACAGCGCAACGTGCACTTGCTAGAAATCTCAAGGTGAAAATGCCAAGTTGCTAGCATAACTGAACCTCTCTTTGCCATTGATTTGTAAAACTAGTGCTTGAGTTTCTGGAAGCGCACGTAGACAAGCAGATGGGGTGCGGCCGAGGGCCGGTCCACGATTCACGAATAGAGTCAAAATCAGTAACAACAGCAGGCTGTCTACTGCCTAGCCAGCAACAAGGACTTGCTCGCCCCAGTGCATCAATATACATACTGTGTTCATTAAGTGCATGACATTGGATTGTTGTAGACTGCACCCGTGGTAATTTCCAATCAACCGGAGCCACCAGAGTGTCAGTAAATCCACGCTTGCTGACCTTGGCACGAAACCAAGTAAACCCAAGGTCTCGTGCCAGCTGTTCACATGCATCAACTTGGTGCTGATTGTGTTGGTAGACCAACATGTCCCAATGGGCAGATCCGCCAGCTGCAATATATGCTTTGGCATTGGCTATTAGTTTTGTCCAGTTTACATTTTTTCGATATAAGTGATTGGTGTCTTCTAATCCGTCAATACTGAATACTACATAATCCTGTGGCTGATTGAAAGTACAACCAAGTTGATCCCACCAATGAGTGTTTTGCAAGGCTCCGTTGGTGTTCATACCTAGTACGATATCAGGATTGAGTTTACGAAATTCTTTATAGATATCAAGCGTGTGTCGGCCAGCTGCAGGGTCACCGTAATTGCCGCACATGAACATTTTGTCCAGGGCAGCGATACGATCAACCCCAAACACCTGCTGAATTTTGTCCAGGTCAAGATGGTGCTGCTGAGTTTTGTCAAACTCGGGGTTGGTCTCTCTGGCACAGAGTGGGCATGCTGCCTGGCATACATCTGTGGATTCGATATGTAGAACTTTTATATCACGCAACATCTGTGTCTGTATTATATTCGGTAAACCCATTGCTTTTGATCACTCGAAGAATATTCTCAACTCGTCCGGCAAGTTCGTCACGATGGCTCACAAGCCAAATGCTCTTTTGTCGCTCACGACTCATTTGTTTAAGTAGGCTCAACGCACTTTCCATACCAGCTGTATCTAGTCCTGAATCAAGCAGCTCGTCAATAAACAACAAATTGATGGGCTGGTACAAGCTTTCAAACACATCACGAAATGCCCAACTCATGCTGAGAATAAGTCGATTGCGTTCGCCACGGCTCAGATTGTCAAAGTCCAGCTCTCGTCCTAGTTCTTCGATCAACACAGTAAGATCGCTTTGAAAGGTCACAGTGTGCGGCAGTCCAATGCGATCAAGGTAGTGTGTAAGTCTACCGTTGAGATAACTCAAGTTTTGATCAATGATCTTTTTGCGAATAAACGAATCTTTGCTGGTAAGCAGTTTGAGCAGGAAGTCTTGATGTTCTTGCAATCTCACCAATTGATTCAACGGATCGTAATTGATCTGCTGCAGAGCTTGCTGTTGCATGTCTGCAATCTGTTCGCGGTATGGGTCTTCTTCGGCATGTTTAGTGGTGATCTGTTGTAACAAACTAGTGACCATGGTAGAGTGTTTCACAGCCTTGGCTTCGGTGTCATAGTGTGTTACCGGTGCTGTTCCGGGATCTTCAGCAGTGTTCTCTGCCAGCTGCGCAATATACGGATCTGTTTCACTTTGTTTGGTCTGAATCTTTTGCTGAATATTTTCTAAGTCGCCGGAATGCCTTATTGCCTCTGCTTCGGTTTCGTAGTGTGTAACTGGGCGAGCGCCGACAACCACAGACTGCACTGTTAGCTCGTGCAATGTATCCTGTAACTGATCCATTGCCTGGCGGCATTCGGCACGAGCCTGTACTTTTTTGTCTAGTACATCTGTGTGTTGCTCATCGTGAAAATCTTGACCGCATGCATAACACCGATGTTCTTGCAATGCCTGAATTTCTGAATCAATTTTGGTTTGATTTTTTTCTTCCTTGTCAATGTCTTTTTTCAGTCGAGCTAAGTCTACATCTCGTGCAGCACTTAACCGAACTTGTTCGTTGTAAACAGCAAGGTTTTTATGTGCTTGCAGTTCTGCAGCAATATCTGTATTACTGAGTTTAGTGTATCCAGCTTGTAATTCGGCTATGTCTCGATCTTGGGTTTGCTGCCATGCAGTTTGAAATGCCTGCATCCTGATTCTGGCAGTTGATTGCTTTTTTTGATCAGCCCACACAGCCAGTGCTTGATGCGATTGCAGTTCAGTTTGAATATCAACTACCACAAGCTCGTCGTATTGTGCCACAAGATACGCAAGATCGCTGTTGTATTTCTTTTGCCACAGCGCCTGTCTGCGTTTAAAACTATCCACTTGTTCTTGAATACGAGCATTGGCCTCTTGTTCGGCTCGGATACGCATTTCTTCTTGAGTAACAGCATCCTTGGTTTCGCGATTGAGTTCTCGAATTCGATCCGCACGTTCACTCAGCAGAGTAATTCCCAACAACTGCTCAATAATTGAGCGCTGATCGTTTGCCTTCAAACTCAGAAACGGTTCGGTATAGGTGTTCAATGCAAGAATGTGCTTGAACATGTTATGACTCATGCCCAGCAGTTGTTCAATTGCATCCTGTGTTTCGCGACTGTCGCCTTGTGCGTCATCAGTAGATGACTTGTCTTCATTGTTGACATAGAACCGGAGCACATTGGGTTTACGCCCGCGTTCAATTCGGTATTCTTGCCCACCAACTGAAAATTCCAAACCCACCAACATGCCTTTGCTGTTGGTCTTGTTGACCAAATTGTCCTTGCGAATGTTGCTGAGTGCATTGCCATACAAGGCATAACTCAATGCATTGATAATTGTGGTTTTGCCTGTGCCGTTGCGACTACCGTCGCCGCCAAGGTCCAGGTTTTCACCCAGCACAAGTGTGAGATCATTGCGATCAAAGTCAATACCTTGCGTGGCATTTCCTACACTCATGAAATTTTTAACAGTTAAATTTTTAATTTGAATCAATGATTACTCCGTGCTGGCTTAGTATTATAGCAATATCTTTGGTATTAGTAAACCAATCTAAGTAGTCGTTGGCCGGAACTTCAAAATGAAACTCAAGCCATATATAGTAGTTGACTATTGCCTGTGTCCATAAATCCTGATATTGAGAAATTTCTATATGTTGGTTGTTATTGATTGCAGCAATAATATTTTTTGCAATCTGTATAGGGTTAATAAACTTAGAATTTGCAATGTTCCACTGTTGCCATGTGATTTTAAAATCTTCTGTGTATATTCCAAGTTCTAGCAATTTTTCTTGAAACTGATAGTAGTCTAATAATGTGTCTACAGTGATTACCGAATAATGATCATCGGGTCTCCAGGCATATCGTAGTTTGTTATCTCTTAGAAACAGAAAATATTTTTCTCTAATAGCCCAGTTATCAGTAGATGGCCAGCGCTGCGGATCAACTGCAACTTCTGAATCAAACGGCACGCACTTTGCTTTTTCTATCATTGTTCTGGCAATCACTGGCCAAGTGTAATCAGTATAACATATTTTAATAATGGTGGAATTGGGAAAACTATCTTTAAACCTAGTACCAGTATTATTAATACCGTTATCTATCAACACAGAATATGTTAATAAAGGATTAAAATTATACTCATACGGGCTATCGTGAAAATATTTTGGAGCAACTAAATCTAAGCCGTGACTATCTCCAGTCTCACTAAAATTTAATTGTTTTTTTGGCCTAACAAAATTTTTACCGTACAAAGTTAGAACTGCATTAATAAAATGTCCAAAGCCACCACTTGGATACCAAACACAATATACCTTAGAAGTAATCAATACAATCACCTTTTCGCACAATGTCTAATGTTGCACAATGTAAACCACAATCCCAAAAAAAATCTATGCCTTAACGGAACAATATGTGTGTTGATATTGTATCTATCTAGTGCCGCTATTACTGTGGGATTGATCATAGATTTTGATAGATTTGCAGCAGCAGTTTGGAGTCGTAGAATTCACTCTCAATATTGGTGATTTGATCTGTGACAATTTGATCCACTGATTCGAACTTGACTTCGCCAGGCGCAGCATCAGTACCAACATCGTTACGTTTGGAAGGAATTAGACTCATTTCACGCAGATCGTACTGTCGGATAAATGTTTCTTTGATAAAGTTGGCCTCTTCGTATGAAATGTCAATGTCCAGCTCCACTCGCACATGCATCTTGGGCCGTAACAGAGCAGGTGCATTGTCGATCAAGTTGGCCAGGCTGTACACACGATAAGTGGGCTGAGCTGGCCAAGCCTGGAATTTGGGCGCCTGTCCCCATTCTAGAATCATCATGCCACGATCATCGTCGCCGGCGTCGGCATAGTTGTGCGGGAAGCAATTGCCAATATAGGTAATGTTCTTTTTGGTCTGGCGCTTGTGAAAGTGCCCGGTAAACACATGATCAAATTTATCAAAGTCTTCTCTTTGTACTTGCCCGTGATCAGGCATGGCTACCATGGCATTCATGAGATACCCTGGTAACTCAAAATGTCCAAACATGTACTTGCCCTTTAGCTTTGGTATGCGTTTGTAGTCATCCCCGCATAGCCAAGGGGCAATAACAACGTTTCCACTATCAAACCAATCATTGCATATATGCACATTTGGTAAGTGTTTAGCCCACTCTACACTTTGAATGTCACGCTTGTCCCGATAATACAAGTCATGATTACCAGGAATAAAGTAAACATTATCAAAATTGTCATTCATGTGCTCTAAACATTTTAAGGAATAGTTTAATGTAAGTATATTAATTGATGCTCTGTGATTATGATAATCACCTAAGAAGAGGCAAGTTTCGCAACCCTCCTCTTTTGCTTTTTTAACCGCCCATTGAATAAACTTCCAACAATCCTCGTTATGTAAAGCGCTGTTTGATTTAAGACCCAGATGCAGATCTGTAAAAACCGCTGCTTTTTTAAATAAATTACTCATAGACTAGTATACTACACGCCAGTAACAATAGCAACCGGGCCAACATCAAACTTGGTTGAGTGATCCCATACCCACACAGCATTGCCACAATCCCAATATCTATTATATCCAAGATGTTGCATTATCTGCCATTCGCTACCAAGGTGATGCAATTCCAATGGTAGCTTATGTTTCTGGAATGCTATTCTACTTTGTATTGAATTAATGGAATTAAAATACCAATAGTTAGGCTTGCTACGATGCGATAACTTAAACCCAAGATTTGAATAAAAATTGCCAAGCCCCCATTTTAAATCCGCATAGCTAGTAACCGATTGCATACTATTGTCACGTACTGCATACTTAAATAATTTGTTTGCTGCACCTGCAATTGAATAACCGAGTTTATTTGCAAACCGCAACAGTTCCCAGTCAGTTTTTCCATAGCGGGCTTTAGAGAAGCTCATTGCCGATATCAGTAACTCATCTTGATATAACCCGTACGCTACTTTATTTGCAGCAAACCCTTGCAGATGGTTTTCGGTGAAAAATTGTTTACCGGTTGCAAAATCCAATTTTCTAACTTTTAATGCCCGCGCACCAACCCGGTTTGCTGTGTTATTAATAGCATGGGCAAGTCGACTCAGTATAATATCTTCCTTAAATTTTAACTCGTGTTCAAAAATTTGAATAAGGCGAATATGCTTTTGAGAGCATGCGGCAAATTTGCCTACATGATATCCTTTACCCCTTCCTGCTAGTTCGCTATGCCAATACAAGCCATTGAACTCAATGGCTACTTTGTACGCGGGTAGATAAAAGTCCAGTTCATATGGCGAAATAATCGATCGTATATTTTTCTCATATACTACATTATTTTTTACTAACCAGTTCTCTATTAAATTTTCACCCCATGTTGATTCTTTTGGATAGCATGCATAGCACCTGGCTTCTTGACCAGGTAACAATGTTTGTAAAAATACAGTCTGACATTTGTTGCATATCCACGGTAACTCATCTCCTGAAGACGATTCGGCATATTCAACATCAGTAAATGCAGCTACCGCCAATGTTCTTGCTGCAACTACCTTGTTGAAATTACCTAATCTGCATTTTTTAGTTGCAGCCGCTGCAATACTTGCAATTTGCATAGGATTCGAAACACCATATTTTGCTAGATTGGTTTGCTTGGTTTT